CAAATAGTCTGTAATCTGTAATTGGACCACCAAAAGATACATTCTTGGCAACTTCAAGATTGCTTCCAGATTTTATACTTCCAATATCAGTTGTTATAATATTGCCATTAACGTATAATTTGTTAATGCTATCAGGAAGATAATCAATTCCTAATCCAATATTGCTATCAACTTTAAGATTACTATTAAATAATACATTTCCTCCTGTAATTTGAAGACGATTATTTGTAGAAGATGTTCCTATGCCTAAATTTTTACCTATAAAGAAATCACTATTAAATTTAACATCACCATCAACAATTAATCTATAATTATTATCAACCAATCCAATACCAACATTACTATTAAATAATGCATTTCCTCCTGTTACTTCAAGTCTATTGACAGTAGAATCAGTACCTATTCCGACATTATTTCCAATAAAGACATTACTTGTAAACTTACTGTCACCATCGTTAACAAATAATCTGTAATCTGTAATTGGACCACCAAAAGATACATTTTTGGCTACTTCAAGATTGCTTCCAGATTTTATACTTCCAATATCAGTTGTTATAATATTGCCATTAACATATAATTTGTTAATGCTATCAGGAAGATAGTCAATTCCAATTCCTACGTTGCTACCAACTTTAAGATTGCTATTAAATAATACATCTCCTCCTGTTACTTCAAGTCTATTTTCAGTAGCATCAGAACCTATTCCAACATTATTTCCAATAAATACATTACTTGTAAACTTACTGTCACCATCGTTAACAAATAGTCTGTAATCTGTAATTGGACCACCAAAAGATACATTCTTGGCAACTTCAAGATTGCTTCCAGATTTTATACTTCCAATATCAGTTGTTATAATATTGCCATTAACGTATAATTTGTTAATACTATCAGGAAGATAATCAATTCCAATTCCTACGTTGCTACCAACTTTAAGATTGCTATTAAATAATACTTCACCACCTGTTACTTCAAGTCTGTTAATAGTAGAAGTAGTTCCAATCCCAACATTATTGTCAATAAATAGATTACTACAAATTTTAGCATCTCCATAACTGACATTTAATCTATAGTTATTATCAACTGTTCCAATACCAATATTACTATTAAATAATGAGCTTCCGCCTGTTACTTCTAATTTATGATTTGTTATTATACCATCATCTAAATCACCAATACTTATACTTCTATCAACAAATAAATTATTGTTAAATTTAACATCATCTTTTACATGTAAATTAAATTCTGTTTCATTATCTATACCAATACCAACATTACCATTATTAAAAACTGTGACAACAATATTATTACTAGTATCAATATTGTTATATAATTCTAATATACTTTCAGTTCCATTTTGATATATTGTAAGACCAGGACCATCAATAGCTTCTGTATAAACTACTAAATTTTCTGTTTTATATTGAACAGTTGTTAATTCAACAGTATCACCATAAACAATTAAATTAGACGAATATATAGTATCAGAAATACGAACACTACCACGAACATCTAGATCAAATGTTTCATCAGCAACTTTATTTATTCCAATTTTCCCATTTTTTCTTATATTAAAAATAGGTTTATCATCTTCGTTAATAGATACTATATCAATATGTTCGTTATGATGATTAATATTTAAAGTAGTTGCATAATTACTATTATTAATATCTATAAAATTTGAACTATAAATAGGAGTATTAATACTTGTAAAACCACTATCACCACCATCAATAACTAAATTTGGCGAAATAACATTTTCATCTGAATTAATAGTTCCATTAACATCTAATGCATAATTACCAACAGCTTTATTAATACTGATAATACCTTCTTTTTGTATATTTAATCTTGTATATTTATTAATAGTATCATTATCATAAACTGTAAAAATATTATAATTATCATTAAAATCATTTTGAAGATTATTAATTACAAATCCTTTAACTCCTGTAGGTGCAAATTCCATATTACATGATTGAAGACGATAATTACAAGCACGTATGTCTTGATAATATAATATATTTGAAGTGTTAAAATTGTTAATAATATTTACAAGATCATTTCCAAGTTTGTCATATATTTTATTTTGTATATATATATTTTCAGTATTAATAGAATTTTTAAAGTTTGCATCGCCGTATTTTGATAGTTTAAAAATATTATTTTCTTCGTTGTCAGAAAAAATATTAATTTTAAAATCTCCATCATGACTGTATATTTTGTGTATGTTATCTTTTGGAACAATACCAGCATCAGAGAAATCAATAATATTATCTAAAACTATATGAGGTTCATATCGCAAGTAATTAATACCAATATAATATTTATTATCATCTGGAACATATACTTTATAATTATCAAAAATATTAATTTTACAAGGAAATGTAATTCCAAATTCTGTAAAATCATCATTAATACTATATTTACTAATAGTTGCATTACTTGTAATATTAGAGGTAAGTAGACTATTTACAACATCAAGACCATCAGGTCGTTCATTAAGGAAATCAACATTTTTATAAATATTAATATTAGAAACATTATTAATAAGAGAAATATCAGATGATATAGAAATACTGTTATTATCATCGATAATTTTAATAGGGGCGTTGATATTTGTGTTTAAATATACATTATTATCTCTTAAAATTTCAAATTTAGCATTATTTATAATATTTTTAGAATAATAATGTATAATATTACTTGTATTCGTATTTATATAAATATTTTTATAGATACCATCATCTCCGATAATATTTTTAGTATTTGTAACAAAAACATTAGACGCATCACATAAATTAGAATTGTATAAATATATATTAGCTAAATTATCAACATTAATATCTATATTATTGTCTAAATCACTATTAATTAAAAATTTTGTGTTAAATAAATTATAATATTGTTCATAATTACTATTAATATACAAGGGTCCTAAGTAGTTATTATTATAATTATAATTTATATTATAATTGCTATTAAATATAGTACTTTCAAAACGTTCAGCATTATCAGTATCTAATGACAAACTTTCAATTTTTTGATAATTAATTTTAAGATCTTCTGGAATATATATAGTATTTTCAGTATTTGATGATATTAAAATTGGATTAATCTCATAAAAAATATCATTATTAATAATAATATTATCAGATTCTTTATTTGTAATAGTATTAGATGATATTAATTTTAATGATATATCAGAAGTTTCATAAGGTGTTGTAAAATTATATTTTATTTTATAATTAACAAAATTATCAAATACAATATTTCTAGTAGCAATAAAATTAGGACTATTTTTATAATTATCAATAATAATTTTGTTATTATTATCTATAGAAGGTATATTTTGAGGATCAATCTTATATTTTAGACCAAAATAATAAGTATTATTTTCTTTATAAATATCATTAGGAATAAAATAAAGATGCTTATTTACAATAGTAATATCATCAGTATTATTTTCTAATCTTATTTCATTATAATTATTTGTAATTTGAGTACATGGTTCATTAACAATACCATTAACATCAATAGTTGTAACTGGTGTTTGTTTATTAAAACCAACTCTTGCACCTTCTCTTATTTCACCATTTTCATCAATACCACTAATTGTAAAAACACTAGTAATATTTTCAGGATTATAAGTATTATTAGAAGAAACAGCTGCATTTATAGTAAAATTATTATTATCATCGCCTCCATTTATAATATAATAAACACTTTTAACTCCATTTTTTTTATGTAAGTTTATCATAGGTGATTTTTCATGAGATGTAATAAGAAGACTATATTTAGAATCATCTTCAATATGAACACATACATCTTCTACTGTTGAAACACCTGAAACAACATCATATGCCGGATATTTACTTCCTCCTAGATGAGTATAACATGATGAAGAACTATTTATTTGTTTATGATAAAAGGAAATAAATGGAACAAATGTATTATCGTATACTTTATTATAAGAACCAATATTTAAAATTGTATTATTTTCATAACCACAAACATTAAATTGAACCATATTTTTAATATCACCATTATTGTTATTGGTAATATCATATGTTCCTAATTCAATAGAAGCTGTAGCATTTTTTTCAATACCATTTGCTGCAAATCTTGTAATTGGTGCATTTATATTTTTTTGATATACAATTAAAGGTGTTTTAATATTTGGTTGTTCTTGTAGATTGTTAGCATAATTTAAAAACCAACTGTCTGTATAACCAATTAGTGTAGTTTTATTTGGTATAATAGTAATTTTTTCAGCATTAATAATTATATCATTTTTGTCAGTATTATTAGTAATTGTTCCATCATTTTGATAATTATCTGTAACAGATGGTATTTGATTAATAAAATTTGTAATAGCGTTAGAAGAATATTGTATACCATTTATTTTATATGTATAATTGCAATTATTTGTATCAATAATGTTTATATTTCCATAAACTTCTAAATCTCCATAAATAGACATAGCTGCATTTTTATTATATTGATAAATTGTTTCTTTAGCATTAATATCTATATGATACGATTTATCACTATTATTATAATACATTATCATGCCTTTTTTATTATTTATATCAGGTGTAATAGAATTGTCGGTATATCCAAATTGGAGTGGTCCTACTAAAATTTCATTATTTGTTCCGACAACATCAAGATGATGTTTATACATATACCATTTAAAATTATTTTTATCAGTTCCTGGTAAAGATTCAAAATCACATATATCAATACCACTATATGAGGCATCATTAAAAAATCCACCACCCTTTTTTCCTCTATAAAACCTTAATATTGAATTATTATTATTGGTAACAGCCATATTTCTTACTTGTAGAGGAACAACAGAAGACTCATTTAACCAACCAATAGAAACATTCTTATTTGTATAAATACCTGATGCATCTGGTTTATTTTTAAGACTTTCAATAGAAACATTATTTTCATAATAAAGAGAAGCATTAATACTACCATTTACGTTAAATGTTTTTAAATTAGGATTATTATTAATATTAAATTCAAGATAATTAACACAATAGGTAGTGACATCTTTGTCATATAAATTATATATTTTACTATTATTTGCAATATTATAGCTGAAATTATTTGATTTATATATAGAAGTATTATTTTTTCTAATATACATATCGTTTGCTATAATTGTTCCATTAACATCCAATTCATATAATGGGCGTATAGTATTAATGCCAACTTTTTTATTTTGATTTATTGCAAGTGTAATATTATCATCCAAGTTTCTACTACTTCTATTAGCAATATCTATACCCGGCATAAAATAAATATTATTATATCTGGAAGCAGTTTTATTAGTATTTATGATAAGACTATTATCTCTATCAATACTTCTAGGGTCATTATCAATATAATTTATAAGATGACCAATATATGCTGATGATGTTTCGTCTTCATCAGTATTATCGTGTAAAGCTAATTCAAATTTTTCACTTTCTCTTTTAATAATATTAAGTTGTTCAGACATACTATCGCCTGATTGAATACCTACGCCTAATTTTTCAGGAATTATAAGATTTGAACCTGAAAAATCAATAACACCTTGTGTAGCAAAGAAAAGAATACTATTTTCTGTATTAGGTGTATTAGTAATATTACACGTTGAAAGTATTGAAGGATCTAAATAGATAGGTTTAATATCTAAAATATTAATTCTTTTGTCATTAATAAACAAATTATTAGCATCAGTAAGATGTAATTCGTTATTAATAGTAAGTTTACTATTAATATCTAAATTTGCAGATGCTAAAAATATAGCACTTTCATTAAAAGTAGCATTATTTATAGTAATATTACAAGTAGAAATATTTTTAGAATATAAACTTTCATCATTTACAATATTTCCTACTTGTAAATTATTATTAATCTTAACATTATTAAAAAATTCATAATAATCACCATAAAAAATACCTTCTCTAATTTGAGTAGCATCTAATGAATATCCTGATGCTCTAATGTATAAATCGTCTAAATGTTTATAAGAATTTGTAAAATAATCATATAGAAGTAGATTTTCAATAGCTGCTATTCCTTTTACTTCTATTTTTGCATATTCTGATATATTATAATTAATAATTGAATTTTGTGTTCTTCTATATTTTGTAAAATCGTAAAAACTAGTTGATGTTGTTCCTATACCTATATTTTTACGACCATCTATTGTCATAGAAGGTATTAATAATGGATTATTATTATAATCAGGAAATGCTTCACCAGATTCATATAATTTATTAATATCTGATGATTTTTTCCCTACATGAAATTCTAAAGGCATGTTTTCTGTTGTTGTAATTATTGATGGTGAAATATAGTTACCACCGACAATTCCCATTCGCATTTTACCTCCATTAATTTCTGTTAGATCTTCAGAAGTAGAAGAATTTCTAATAGAAACTTGAATATTTTCAATAGTATTATTGGGTGTTTCAACAATATTCAATATATGTTTATTATTTGCTGTAACAGAATCACCACCTAATGTTAAATATGATGGTAAATAAATATTATCAACTTTTGATACAGTAGAACCATCTGTTCCTACAATATTAGTTGTATATGAACTTCTATATAAAATATCCTGTCTATCATTAATTGTTTTAATAAGATTTGTAAGAGTTTCAGCGTTTAAATTTTCACCAAGTGTAATATTATCAAATTGTAACCCTTTTGCAATAATATTACCTGAGCATACAATATTGTTATCTACATATAAACCAGCATTGTATAAATTATTATTAATATTAAATTTGCTTCTACTTGTATTAATAGCAACCCCTTGATTATTAACAATCATATTGTATCGTCTATCAAGACTATTTGTAGAAGAACTTTCTCTTTCACCAACAACCAAATATTCATCATATTTTAAATCTAAGTTATAAAGATTAGAATATGATGAAAACCCTATTCCTAGTGAATTAACTTCAAGTGTTGTTGGAATAAATGGGCTATTATTAATACTCATATTACTCTATAATATAACAAATAATACTTATTATAATAATATAAGAATATCTTTATATTATATTTATTTTTGGTTATAAAAATATATAAAAAATGATTAATGTTTATAATATAATTTATAATAATGAAGAAGATTGATAATATTCACAATAAAACAAAAGAAATTGACCTTGAAAACGCACCATATAATAATAAAAATGTAATATTAACTGAAAATAATTTATTAGAAATATTTAAAAAAAATGGTTTAGAAAATATTAAATTTAAAAATATTAATCTATATCGTGTTGCTTTTGTTCACAAATCATATTGTACTATGAAGAATCATGATTTTGAAAAAAGTAATATTAATTGTCCTACCGATTGTTTACCACTACAGGATATGTCTTATGAAAGACTTGAATTTTTAGGCGATGCATTACTTGGAATGGTTGTAGCAAGTTATTTATATAACAGATTTCCAGATCAAAACGAAGGGTTTTTATCTAAAATTAGAACTAAACTAGTTAATGGCAAGATGTTAGGATACCTTTCAGAAAAAATTGGTTTTCCAAAATTTGCTATTATTTCAAAACAAGTAGAAGATTCTGGAGGAAGAAATAATTATAAAATTATGGAAGATATTTTTGAAGCATTTATTGGTGCTTTATATATGGATTATCAATCTGATAATGATAATCCTGTTATGCCAGAACATATTAGAATAGAACCTTTATCGGGAGCAGGTTTTTATATTATTGAACAATGGATTATTTATATTATAGAAAATTATCTTGATATGTGCGAATTAATTACAACAAAAACTAATTATAAGGATATGTTAGTATCTTATATGCAACATCAATTACAAGATTCTCCTAAATTTTATGAATTAAATGTTACAACACGAGATAATAATAAGATATTTACATATTGTGTTAAAGATCGTAATAATGCAGTTATTGCAACATCAACTGGATTAACAAAAAAAGAAGCTGAAAACAATAGTGCTAAAGAAGCTTTAAAACATTATGGTATTGATACTAATTAATACTATTACATCTACTGTATTTAATTTTAAGGATATTATTAGTTATATTTGTATTTTGATTATCATAATAAGAAGAGTTTCTTAATAAAGGTTTTGTATTATTTTTTTTAACATAATTACATGAACAAAAATTATCAGAACTATAATATTCTTGATTAATATTATTAACAATTATTCTATTTTTACGAGCTTCATTATAATCTAATGAATTTTTTAGAGGGACTGTTTCTACTATTTTTAGATTCATAGTAATATATGATATATAAGATATTAAAAGAATTGCGTATTTATTCATTTTTATTATAATATAATATAATATTTATATATAAATAATATTATTTATATATCTATAAAATGAAAATAACTCACCTTGTATTATCTGGCGGGGCATTAAAAGCTTTGTGTTTTGTTGGAGTAATACAGTATTTATATTTAGAAAATATGGATAAAAATATTAAAAATATTGCTTCATGTTCCATGGGTTCTATTATTGGAATGATGTTTGGATTTAAAATACCTATCGAAGATATGGAAAAAATATTTTTAAAAATTTTAAATGATGATAAAACTGCTTATGTAGATAAGAAAGAATATATTAATATTTTTTATAAATCTGGAATTGTTTCATCATATATTTATATGGAAGAAATTAAAGCATATATTAAACAACGTGATGGTATTGATGATATTACTTTTATCGAATTTAGTAAAAAATATGGAGTCAATCTATTTATGAGTGCAACAAATATATATACTTGTAATAATGAAATATTTAGTGTTGATACAACGCCTAATGTTTCCGTATTTAAAGCTTGTTCGGCATCAATTTGTATACCTTTATTATATCAACCTGTTAAAATAAATGGTTATTATTATTTAGATGGTGGTCTAACAAATAATTTTCCAATTGATATTTTTAAAGATGTTCCAAGGGAAAATATTTTAGCAGTTGCTATAGATAGTAATAAAAATGTTGATCATGATTCACCTATAGAAAAAAATACAAAAATCTCATTATTAATTGTTATACAACAAGTATTTTTATTATTAAATATGACAAGACATAAATCAGTATTATTAAATAAGATAGATGATAAATGTTCTTTAATTATAAAAAATTCGCCTTTAAAAGGATGGATGAAATTTAATATAGGAGTTAAGGGAAGTAGAGTTAGTATGTCAGAAGAAGATTTTTATAATATGATTTTTATAGGATTTGATAATGTTTTTAATTATATGAATGAAAGAAAAGAAAAATATAATAAAAATATAGAAGAATTATTAAATAATATAGTATAATAATAAATGATAGATGATAATACTATCCCTTATATATTTATTTTAGATTTAGATGGTACTATTATAGGAGATTGTTTATATCAATGTGAAATTTTTAATATTCAAAACATATTAATAAAAAATAATGGAAAAGACACTTGTAATAAATCGTTAAAAGAATGTTATAAATCGTGTTCTAAATTAATTAGACCTGATTTTAAATATTTTATGGATAAGATGAAAACATTTTATCCTAATAGTTCATTTTATATATATACTGCTTCAGAAAAAACATGGGCGTTTAAAGAGATTGCTATAATTGAAAAAGAGAATAATATAAAATTTAATCGTCCTATTTTTACTCGTAATGATTGTATTAAATCTAGTGATGGTAATTTAAGAAAATCTGTTGAAAAAATATTACCTGTTATACTAAAAAAAAATAAGTTATCTAAAATACAAAATATAAAAACATTAATAAAACCTAATATTTTTATAATAGATAATAATCCCACATTCATAGACTATACTGATAATCTATTAATATGCCAAACATACGATTATATAAAATTTAATAATTTATGGGATATAATTCCTGATAATTATTTTAAAATAAAGGAATTAAAGAATTATATAAGTCAATTAATTACTGAGAAAAAAATGCATAATAAAAATGATAATAAAGATACGATATTAGAAAAAATTCACAGATGGTTATATAAGAAATATAAGATTATAAACAAGAATAATTCTAAATATATTAATGATACTTTTTGGAAAGATTTAACTAATATAATCATAAAAAATAATATTAAAGTTTTCAATAGAAAAAATATAGTATTGATACAGAAGTTACTATAAATTTTCTTTTTTTTGTTTTTTTGTTTTTACTCGTTATCATTATCGTTTGATACCGCTTTCTTGGGACGCCTTCCCTTCTTAGCAGGCTTCTTGATTCCAAAGACAGGGACATCGTCGTCTTTTTCTACAACAACAACCTCAGCAACCTCAGCATCTTCTTCGGCAACCTCAGAATCTTCTTCGGCAACCTCAGCATCTTCTTCGGCAACCTCAGCATCTTCTTCAGCAACTTCAGCATCTTCTTCAGCAACTTCAGCATCTTCTTCAGCAACTTCAGCAACCTCAGCAACCTCAGCAACTTCAGCAACCTCAGCAACTTCAGCAACTTCTTCTGAGTCACATGACTTCTTGTCTTCCTTTGACTTATTCCAAGCAGCAATAGCCATCTTAAAGATTTCCTTTGTATCAACGAGCTCAGAATTGTTAGCACGAATCTCAGCAATTTTCTCCTTAACAAAGATGTTGTATGCAGAGGGAGGACGCAACTTGCGGATATTACCATCAGCGTCACGCTCACGCTTTACACGAGTCTTCTTTGGCTTCTCATTACCATTAGAATCAATCTTCTTCTCCTTCTTAACCTTAACTGGAGCATTTTCAGCCTTGATAGCCTTGAAAGAGTCAGAAAAGATTTTCTTAATCTCAGCAAGTCCATATTCAAGATCAGGATTAAGGCTGTTCTGGAACTTAGTAAGGATTGCCGAAGTGGTCATATTGACTTGATAGAGTTGAATTTTAGATACGATTGAGCTTATATGTGTTTTACCTATTGAGGTGATAGATTATTTACACATTTTAATCAATTTTTATTTATTTGATAATTTTTTAGAACAAATTTATTCTTATTAAAATTGTCCTAAAAAAAATATTTTTAAAAAAAAACTGATTAAATTTAACAAATATTATTATTGTTTTGATAATGACTTTGAATAATTGCCCAATTTGCTTTGAAGATATCTATTTTCCTAAAAAATTACTTTGCGGACATAACTTTCATATGTGTTGTATTGATAAATGGGTTAAAAAATACGATAGTTGCCCTTGTTGTAGGTCTCGTATTGACACAACACTTATACCAAGCGATGGAGTTTTTATAACACAAACTGATATAGAAAATGCTAAAAGTGTTTTAAATATACAGATGTCCTAAACTTGTTATGTTTATAAATAGAAGAAATTATTTTTTCTGTTACATATATAAATCAGGGGTTATAGGATTTTAATTGATTTTTTATTTTTTATTTGAGAATATATGAATATAAATATTCCTGAAATAAAATATGCATATGGCATAGTTTTACACCACATTCTACCAGCTGATGATGTTCTATAATAATTATCATATGCTATTATAAAAAATCCTATAAATAATATTGCAAATCCTATATTATATGGATATATAACGTGATTATAGGTAAGAAGTGATATTGTTAGAATATAAAAAAATCCCCAATAATTTCTTCCTAATTTTTCATGTGATGTCCATTCCCAATAAAGACCTGGATAAGATATTTCATTAACAAGAGTATAATTTATATCGTTCCAATGATATATAATAAATGATATAGCTATAAAGAGATATATTACTAATAATACTTTTTCAATAAAATATATTTCTTTTTTCCCAATATATATAATACATAATGCCCAAATTATAGGTTGTAATAATACTGAAATCATAGCAATTTTAGTAAAATAAAAGTTAATATCATTTTTAGAAGGATTTATCCAAAAAATATAATCATAAAACTGTATTAAGAAAACATATAAATTAAAAATTGCTAATTCAGGGATTGTATTATATAATAAGGCAGAACCTAAAACGCCAAAAGTAAGGGATTTTAATGAAGCATATGAATCATAACACATTTCCTATTATTAAATAGTACATAATTTTATTTTTTTAGATTTTTAAGAAAAGTTGATATATTTTGCAAATTATTTAAATTATGTACTATTTTTATTATAAATAATTTACAAAAATAAAAAAAAAATAAAAAAGAGGAGCTCATTTGCTCTTTTTTTTAACAAAAATTTGGTAAGGTTTTTAAAATATGTCATATAATAATATTACTATTATGGTGTTACGCGCGAGAGCTATAGTATTGTGATGGTAATATTTAATATTATTTTGTATTTATATTATCATAATTTAAACAAAATGACGCATCAAAATAACATTTTGTCATGTTTATTTAACAAAATGTCATATGTCAAAAACAAAATGTCATATAACTCAAACATAATGTCCTATTATAGTATTTTTTTGTCTATATAAATATATCATTATAATATAAAGTTATATTATGACAAAAAAACATAAATGTTCTTATTGCAAGTACGAAACTGATAAGTTTTATAATCTTCAAAGACATTGTAATAATAAACATAGCATAGAAATTTTTGAACTTAATCAAGAATTTCCAATATCATCTGTTAATGAAGATTTAGAAATTGATAATAATATCAGTAATAATAATACTATAAAATATAAATGTGAAAAATGTTCTAAAAGTTATTTAACATATAAATATTATAATGAACATATAAAAGATTGTAATGGATTAAACAGTTTAACTTGTGAAAGATGTATGTTTACGTTTGCTGATAGAAGAGGTAAAAGTAGTCATAAAAAAAGAAATAATTGCAAACCTAAAAGTACTGCATTTGCTAACAATAATAATGCTAATATAACAAATAATAATACTATAAATAATACTACAAATAATAATACTATAAATAATAATATTACAAATAATATTACTAACAATTATTATATTACTAACAATTTTGAAAAAGAGAGATTAGATTATATTACTAAAGAAATTATTTATGAAAAATGTTTACAAGCTTGTTTTCCAATACTTAAACTTATAGAACTTATTCACTTTAATAAAGATTATCCAGAGAATCAAAATATTCGTTATGACAATAAAAGGAAATTAATAAATA